TAATCAATATTTGGTTTGACATTTAGTAAACTACCTGATGTTAATAATCTTTCGATATCATTTGAATCTTGAGTATCACTACTTAGTAATCCTGTTTGAGTTTGATAATTTGTTCCTTGAAAATTAATTGGATTATCAACTGAATTAAAGTTTGGTAGTCTTAAAAATATTCCGTCTGTTTGTCTTTCATCATATGGAACTAAACGAACTCTATCACGATAATTCTCTAATCTTTTTTCAACAAAGATTGTTCTGTTTCCAGATTCAATATTATCAGATAGTGCTCTTTGTAATTTAAAAACTCTTTTGTTTCCATCATCACTTAATTTACTATTGATGATTAAATAATAATCATTACCAATCTTTAAATAAGTTTTATATCTGTTGATATTATTTTTGATATAATTGACACGAAAGTTTATAAACTTATTTGATACTTCATCTTCACCTTTGTGTTGTGTTCTGTTTGCTCCGTCGTTGTAAGATAAAGAAACTCTAATACGATTAGCATCTAACACTTCTTCAATTTTTGCAACATAATCTCTTTTGGATATTTTAGATTGAGCACTTGAAGTTGTAGTTATAGTTTCGGTTCGACTTATTTGTGTTGTACCACCACCAGCAGAAGCTCGTGTTTGACTATTGTATCCTACTCTAATATCATTTGCAGCATTACCTGGAAGATAAATGTCTTCATTTATTGGTAATTGTTCAAATTGATAATCTGGAAAAGATTTAGCCATTAATAATTCCTATCTTGTGCTTGACTTTGTAAAGCTTGGTCTGCATAAAATTTTTCTAAGTCTGATGAATCTTCATCAGTCAATATATTGTATAAATCTTGTGTTGAATAACCTGGAACATCATTGTCATCTTCATAATCATCTACAAAGTCTGAACCGATATTTTCATCATCATAAGTGTCAGCATTAGTGGTATCTTCAAAACCTGTCACTTTATACATATCTGGTATAATAATTTCTCCACCTACCATATTTTGTGTGAATCCCCTATCGTTTGGATTGATATCAAATTCTAATTCATAAGGACTTTTAGAATCAAATTTAATTGCACCTGCATTTCCATCTTTGAGTGGACGATATTCAAACAATTCACCCATAGCTTTTAGATTATTTTTATACGCTGGATTTTTTATTTGTTTATCCAATTCAACAATTAACTCTGTTCTGTCTGGTGAGATTTCTGAAATAATATAAGTTAAATCTCTTTGAAATAATTCTTTTCTTTGATTGGTATCTTTTTCATCACCGATATTAGTAAAGTATCTTGTTTCTCCGTTGATTACTTTTTCATCAACTCCACCATACCAAATCAAACCTTTGTCATCTACTAATACGGTTTGTTCTCTACCGGCAAGTCTTCTTAAAAATTTATATTCAACATCATATTCACCTTCAGTATATCCTAAATCTCTAAGATGTTGTCCGATATTTAAATCAATAAAATCTCCATCATTTTCAAAATCTAAATTATCAATACTAAGTGGTGTCTCACTAAGTAGTTGTCCAGAAATTGAATATACACAAAGTATTAAAATATCGTTTTCAATATCTCTACCATAACTACTATACACTCTTTTAAGTGATTCGTAATTTTGTATTTCTTGTGTTGTAAATCCGTATTCAGCCATTATCCGTTATCCACTATATATGGAAATCCAAGTTTTAACCATATTTCTTGTCCTCGTCTTGTATGATATAATTGTTTATTAATCACATCATCATAATGAAAACCTTTTAAATCTCTTTTTAAATCTCTGTAATTTGCTCTTGGTCTTCCTTTACCACCTATTTTATTTTTCTTTCCTTTATTTCTAAATACTTCTACATTGATTTTTTCTAACCTAAATTGTTCCCAACCTTCTGCATTCTTTTTAGCTTTGTTGAAATCTCTTAGGCTTTTACCTACTGGTGCTTCTGTTTCAAAATATCTCCACAATTTAGAATGTAATAATTTGGTAGATATATCAGATGTATATTCTTCGTTCCAATATTCGTTCATCACTTGAATCAAATAATCTCTATTGTTCATTTGAAATTGAACTTGTTCTTCTGTTGCTTCTTCTGTTGTTTCTGAAATTTCTACTCCACTTTCAGACACTTGTGTTTGTGGAATAAAAAAACTAAATTCATTTGGAACTTGTTTTGTAAAAAATCTTTGTGTATTTTCTAAACGAACTTCTTGAAATGATTCTTCCAATGCAACACCCTTAACATCACTTTCAAAAGAAACAAACACTCCGTCTTCATCTCGTGGTGGTGTATTTGCATCAACCGAACCTGATAGTTGTTGTTTTTTTCTTAAGTCATCAATTTTGTTTTGATACTCAATACTATTAGCATTAATTATGTTGTTGTATACTTGTGATTTTTTTTCCGCATCACTTGGAAGATATGGCATCGGTTTACCTCACTACTCTAAATTCATATCCGTCATCATAGTAATTGATTTGTTCATCAAGAGTTCCACTACCACTAACGACTTTCACGATAAAACGATAGTTTCTTTCTGCTTGAAATGCATTCATTTGGACTCTAAAGAAGTTACCTGTGGTGTCACAACTAATTCTTGAACCTGAACCAAATGGAACAATTACTTCCTCAGTTTCAGCATCTTTAATTGAATAATATGCTGAAGCACTTGGTAGATATTTGATTGTTAATTCTCCTGGTGTAGTTGAGAAACTTGATGAAGGATAAAGTTCTCTACCCACTACTCTAAATTTTACAATAGAGTTTTCTTGATATTCTGGTCTAATGTTTTTAAAATAAACTTTTAGATTTTCTAAATCTGTTGAACTTAATGCTGATAAACTTCCTGTTGACCAACTTGAATCGTCCCATACTGCTTCTAACTTAGGTGGATAGATTGTATGTGTTTCTCTTGAGAAGTATTTTAGATTTCCTAAACGACTACTATCTCCCTCTTGTCCATTTGCATCATATCCAAATGTTGTTGAGTAAGAACCTGATGATTCTCTTTTGACGATAAATCCATTGTTTGGAAAAGTAGAACCAGAATAAATCCAATTCCATACTAAATCAGTTACATCTGCTCTAACATCTTTTTTATCAAAAGTTAAATCAAAAGATGTTGATACTTCATATTGACTACCTTGACTACCTGTAAACCAAGCACCACCGTCAGTCAATACTGAACCTGTAACCCAAGGTGTTTGAGCATCGTGGTCACGATATTGATAACTTACTCCGTCAGAAGTTACTGGTTCGTGGTCAAGTTTTCCTGTTCCTTGTTTCCAACTACCACTAACCATATAAACGTGTAGTGGTTGTTCTGCTTCAACTTCTTCTGATGTTGCGTCAAACAAATTTAAATAAAATTTTGTAGTGGTAGGCATCTTTCCGTCAATAACGGATTGTGAAATATATGATAAATCAAAATCTATCAATACTCTTGATACATTTGCAACTGAACCATTCTCATTTACAACTTTATTAATTTCCAATATTTCATCTAAACCGGTGTTGATAGAAGCTGTTGTTCCACCGGAATAAATTGTTGCATCTCTTTTTCCAAATTCAAAATAATGCATTATCTATCTCCTACTACCAAACCTTCAATATCTGTGTTTGGGTATTTTAGTTCAAAGATACTTGGGTCTAATGATGGATAGATAACTCCGTCTTTAGACGCACTTCCGATATCATAAACATTACCACTATATCCGTCTGAAGTTCTGTGTTTGTTTTCAATTAAAATTAAATCTTTGTTTGGATTATTAGTTTGTGGTGGAACTAATGATACCACACCCTCAACTAATGATATTTGATATGCTAAATCACTCAATACAATTGGTTGATTGATTTGCCATTTATCTGGTGCAAAGAATTGTTTTACTTTTTGTATTGCTCTAAACAATACATCATTTTTATTAAATCCTCGTTTAACAATAATATTAAACTTAACACCAATATTAATAATATATCCATCTTTGATGTTAATTGCATCTGTTAAAATTCTATATTGTGATAAGTAAGTTTTTAAGTTTTGTTTCACTGCTTCGTTTATCTGAACCAATTTCTTATCAACATCATAACCCAACACATATAAATTCATTGCCAATGGATTTGGAATTGTATTTGAATTTGCATATCTTGTATCTATGATTTCACCATTGATAACTTGTAATTGTCCAGTGGTTTCTAATTGTTCGTCTTGAACAATAAATGCTTTTGCTATGTTTCCATATTTTTGTGGTAATGAATAAACTCTTGTAATATAATCTTGTCTGGTTACTGCTCTGTTCTGTGCATTAAAGTAAGATACTGCATTTTGTTTTATTTGGTCAAGTGTTTCTGTTGATGAACCACCTGATGCAGGTCTTTCATTAGTCACGGTTAAACTTGCTTCTGATGCAATTTGTAAATCAGAATCTAATCCTGTGGTATCTATTGTATAAGTTTTTCTGTCAAATGCTGTAATTGTATTACTTGGAACATTGTGAGAAATAGAACCACCATAATTGTAAGTTACGGTAAGTGTTGTATTACTTGGTGCTAATCCAAATGTTTGTGTTTTTAAGAAATTACTTGGGTCAAATGATTCGTCTAATCGTGAAATACCTACACCTAATCTTGAACCAACATTATCTGGATTTGGAATAATTTCTTCATCTGCATTATCACTAATACCTGAACCAAATCTTAATTCCATTTTATTATCATCACGAACATATGTTGTAAATCTTCTTGGTGTTTTGATTAGTCTCAACATATAAGGTGTATCATTTTGATATTCAGAATAAGTCGGGTCATTTAATGAAGTGTTCTCTATGGAATCAAATACGGTGTCTTGTGCCAAAAAAGGAACTTGATACCAAGTATTTTGATTAGAATCCACAACTGAAATGATTTCAGTAACTTTATCATTAGATAAAACTAATTTATCAAATTCTTTTGCTGTGGTAAAACTAAATGTTTCTGATTCTCTAACACCAGAAATTGCTAACCCTTTTTTAGTTAATCTAAAATCAGTAGGAACATTTCCAGATGTAGGTTCTAACAATTCAACTTCCATTCTGTCTAATGAACTCGATACTTTAAAATTAACATCATCTAATAATGTAAACTCTGTTCCATTGTTGGAAACAAGTGTAGAATTAGCTTCTAACTTACCGGCATAATCTAAATTAGGTTGATAATCTGAACCAACTACTTTTGCCGGAACATCTACACTAAATGTTAATTCAACCGTAGCGGGTGTTGCCAATTTTGGTTTATATCCGTAAGATTGTGCAATAGCTAAAACATTTTTTCTTTCTTCTGCATATTGAATTAATGTTTCTCTAAATTGATTATCAATATAATAATTTAAAATATCACCTACATAAGATGCCATTTCAACAAACATCATACCTGGTGATGCTTCATTGAAATCATTGTAGGTATTTGGAAAATAGTTTTTTGCAAACTCTATTAGATTTTCTCTAATGTCAGAAAAATCTCTACCGAGATAATTTACTTCTTTTTTTATTGTTTTTTTATTTGTTGCAAAATCTGCCATTATTATTCTCCGATTCTAAAATCAAACTCTAATGTTTCAATATCTTCTGGATTCAAAGGAACCGAATATTCTATTGAGATATTGACTTCGTTGTCAAGTTGATTTGTAAAAATATTATTAATATTGATATAAGGTAAAAATCTATCTACTGCTGAACGAATAACTTCTTCAACTCTGTTTGATAAATCATCACTTTGTTCAAAGACAATATATTTTAATTGAGAACCAAACTCTGGTTGAAATACTCTTTCACCTGGTGTGGTTAATAAAAGATTTCTCAAGTTGTGTTTTGATTGTTCCAATACCTTTGTGGTCTTTCTAAAAAAACCTTCAGATAAAGTATAGTCTAATGGAAAACCAACTCCAACATACTTGTCTTCATTTCTATCTATTTCTCTTACACTGCGTGCCATTATGGTCTATAATTGCCTTCACCTTTTTTCTTGTTATTGATTGCTTTCATCAATCCAGAATAATCACGAGTTAATGCATTCACTACATCATCTGGAACTGAATTTACATCAACACCAGCTTTCTTGATAGTTTGAACTGCACCGACTTCTCGTGCCTTTTCTTTATTTTGACCTCTACCTAAATCTCCATAACCTAATACTTCGGCCATATTGTCACTACCTAATACTCCACCACCTAATGTAGGCCATTCTTCATCTCTTGATGAACCTAATGGTTTGGTGTTGTTCAATACTTCATTCAACGCTTTGTTTTTTGAATATTGTTTATATGGTTTTTGTTTTACAACCGGTTTAGGTTTTGGTTTAGAAATTGTTTCTGATAAACTAATTTCTTTTTCGTCATTAATAAATATCTCACTAAGTTGTTTTTTGATTTCTTTACGAACAACTAATTCGATTATTTTTACTAATTCGTTTTTCTTCATTACTACTCCTCTTTATATTTATCAAATAATTTTTTATAAGATTTAACTTGGTTTACATCTGATTCTGTTGATTCGTATTCACTAATGGAATCTTCAAATTCATCAAATCCACCTTGATTTTTAGTATTTTCCCAAGCTGATGCATTATTACCAGCTGCTTGAGCTCTATCAATTATTGTTTGAACACCAGGAATATTTTTTGCACTATCTCCTGCATTATTAATTACAATTAAAGCTTGTTGTCCATTTGTAACTTGGGACAATTGACTTTGTAATTTTTTTGCGGTGTCAAGTTTATCTTTTGCATCTCTAACTTTGTCTTCCAATTGTTTTATTTGTTCTGGTGTAATGTTGGAAACATCATCTATGATATCACCGAGTCCAGCTGGTATTGGAAGTGCAGCTTTAATTTCTTGAATTGTTTTTGTTTCTAATAAGTATTGACTTAAAAATTCTAAGTTAATTGTAGCGTCTATAAAATTCTTTGCACCTCGTAATCCTTTAACGATATCTTTTACACCAGAAGGTAATGTAAAGGGATTAGATAATTTAGGAACTCCAATAGACATTGCTTGTAAAAATTGTTGTATTCCCATTACTTGTTTTAAAAATCCTGCCATATCTAATTCTGGAAATGGTATTCCTTCTTTTGTAATGTTTACTATTTTTCCATTATCACTTTCACTAATATCAAATTCAATAGTACTATTGGTTGGTTTTAATTTTATTACTTTATCGGCAATAATGTTTACATCACCAACATTGGATTTTATTTCTATATCTTCTTCTGCATTCAACTTAATTGTGTCAGACAAAATATCAATACTACCAAAATCTTTATTTAGTTGTAAATCAATAATAGACTTTTTATTGTTTATCGTTATTTTTGGTGAATCTATATAGTCTGAACCTGAAGATTGATTACTACTAAGATTTATATAATTACCGAATCTACCTTGTAATAATGTATCACCAATATCAACACTTGCGTTAATTGGTAATACATCAGTAAATTCAATATCAGTTCCAATATACTTTCCTCTTGAAAAATCTTTTGTTATACTATCGGATAAAGAACTTTCATTAAACTTTGAAAAATTAATCTCGTTAATGTTTTCACTTAGTCTTGATATATAATATTGTTGTCCTTTATATTCTAATCCCAACCACAATTCACCTCTTAATGGATATTGTATGATATTTGTATTGAGTGGCAAAAAAGTTCTATTACCTATTTCTTCTTTAGAATCACCTTGTTCAGAAAAAACATATCTACCAATAACTTCACCATTTAATAAATCATTAGTATTGTTTTTTATTTCAATAACTTCAAATACTTCTAATTGATAAAATCTTGTTGTTTCTTTTAGTTGGTCTAATATTGTATATAATTCATTTCTCGTAATGTATGAATTATCAAAAGTTTTATCAATACCAGAACCAGTGTCTGTTTCTGTGTAGGCCATTAATTTCCCTTACTGATGGAATTTTCTATTTCGTCTTTTTTGATTTGTAACTCCTGAACATCAGACTCGATAGCATTCATTAATTGTTCTTTTTCTGCGTCTGTTAAACCGAACTCATCTCCGGAATCTGATACTCTTTTTTCTGATGCCATAATTCTTTGAACGACTGTGGCTAACTTGACTAATTGTTCGTCGTTCTTCACATTGATTTCTAAATACTCTTTGAGCATAGGAATAATCTGAACGGCAGTATCTCCGTCTTTAATAAACCCTACCACTTCTTTCATCAAGACTTCTAATTGTTTCTT